GAGGGAGAATACGACTCTCTCGTCATTCAACGTAGAGAATTGAGGAATCAATACCATGGCAATGAAACCAAGAGCAATGCAAGCGGCATCTAAGAAGAAGACAATGATGCGTGGGGGCGGTATGACTGCCGCTAATGCAGGTGCATCGATGAAGCCAACGCAGAAGGGTACGCCAAAGCCTGCAATGATGCGTGGAGGCATGGCGAAAAAAGCCAAGATGATGCGGGGAGGCATGGCCTCTAAGGCTGGCAAGGCCAGCGGTGGCATGACCAAAAAGAAGTAATTCTTAGATGACTATCGCAAAGAACAGCAGAACAAAGTCTGAGATTGTTGCTATAAGCGCAGATGATGTGCCTTTAACTTTGTACACATGTCCTGCCAATGCAAAGGCACACATGAGTCTGCTGTTCATTACGAATGCTTCAAGCAATGCCAGTGATATTGACGTACAGTGGTACAGAGCATCTGTAGCTACTAGCTTTTTTATTATTGGCGGTACAAACTTAAGTCAGGGGGAGTTTATCAAGATTGATAACGCATTTATTGTCCTTGAAGCTGGGGATTATATAACTGTAGAAACGACAGGTACTGCAGGATCTGGTGTTCCTGATACCGATGCCTTCTGTACCGTCGAAGAATTCTTCAATCCAGTGGGAGGATAATTGTTATGCCACTGAAAAAAGGGACCTCCCCGAAAACCATCTCTAAGAACATTAAGACGGAGATGAAACGTGGTAAACCTCAGAAGCAAGCTGTAGCGATTGCCTTGAGTAAAGCAGGCAAAGCCAAGCCTAAAGTCAAAGCCTCTACGGGTAAGTCTGTACAGAAGAGTAAGGTCAATGAAGCTGGAAACTACACCAAACCCTCCATGCGTAAGAACTTATTTAACCAGATCAAAGCAGGCGGTAAAGGCGGAAAGCCCGGACAGTGGAGTGCAAGAAAGGCCCAGATGCTTGCAAAGCAGTACAAAGCAAAGGGTGGAGGCTACAAGTCGTAGTGAAGAAACCTCAGCAAAGTCTAAAGAACTGGACCAAACAGAAGTGGCGTACCAAAAGTGGCAAGCCATCTACACAAGGCCCCAAAGCTACCGGGGAGCGTTATCTACCGGAGAAAGCTATCAAGGCTCTTTCGGCCAGCGAGTATGCCGCTACTACCAAAGCCAAGCGGAAAGCAACTAAGTCCGGTAAGCAGGTAGCCAAGCAACCCAAGAAGATTGCAAAGAAAACTGCGAGATATAGATAATGGCAACTACTAAAGATGTCGAACGCCTGCCTTCAGGCCGTATTAAGTACCGGGGTGAAACCTTCGCTGGATACAACAAGCCAAAGCGAACGCCTGACGGACCGAAAAAGTTTGCTGTCCTTGCAAAGAAGGATGACCAGATTAAGCTAGTACGCTTCGGTGACCCGAATATGGAAATTAAGAAGGATAGCCCTGCACGTCGAAAGTCGTTCCGTGCAAGACACAATTGCGATACAGCAACAGATAAATTTACAGCAAGATATTGGTCTTGTAAAAAATGGTAAGATGAGATGGCAACCTATTTAAAACCAGACAAAGAGTACACAGAAAAACAATTGGCATTCCTAGAAGCAATGGCAGGAGAAGCTAAGGGCAACATTCGTGCGGCCATGACCATGGCAGGATACTCGACAACGACGCACACTAAAGAAGTTGTGAATCCTCTACAAGATGAATTGATCGGACTAGCTAATTCTGTACTCGCTTACAACTCTGTCAAAGCCGCATTAGGTTTATCAGGTGTCTTAGATGATCCAACAGCCTTGGGTGCTAAGAATGCAGTGACTGCCGCTACTCAAATTTTAGACCGTGTTGGTGTTGTTAAAAAAGAAAAGGTGGAAGTGTCTTCAGATACAGGTGGTTTATTTATTTTACCACCTAAAAAGGCTGAAGAAGCCAGCGAGTAAGAGCAGATGGCTCTAACCGACGAGCAAAGACAACACATTAAGGATTCGATATTCCCTGACCGACTGCAAAACAACGGCAGGGGTCGTCCCCCATTTGCCGCATTGTACGATGTAGACCCTGCAACAAAAAGTCCTACCCTTGCGTTTGACTTACGGCAGGACTTAGTCGGCTACGTGTTGGATGCTATCGGTGCGATGAAGGAAGGAACGTCGTACAGACAGGCGGCAAGCTATGTTTCTGCCAATGTAGGTTATAAATTTTCTCATGAATTAGCCCGTCGGATCTTCCAAAAGGTCTGCGAACTCTACCCAGAGTGGGGAGAGTACCGCAAACAAGCCCATGGTATCCACGGTGAGAACAACGCCCAGTCCCCAGAATTCAAAGATAAGAAAAAACAAGCAAAACTCCGTGAAAAAACAGAGTTAAAACGCCAAATTAAAAAGTTATCTGATCAATATGCGGCTTTACAGGCTGTCGATAAGGTCAAAAACGGTGAATTACCGGAAGATGCGCTCGTTGAGCCTACTAAGTATCTCAAAGAAGACCTTACGATTACGACTAAGGCGGAAGCTGACGTTATTAAGGCAGAGGAGGAGGCTAAAGAGGCCCAAAGTGTAATCTTTAAGCCGAATCCGGGACCTCAAACTGACTTTTTAGCCTCAACAGAACGTGAAGTGCTCTACGGAGGGGCCGCAGGTGGCGGTAAATCCTATGCATTGATCGCAGACCCTGTCAGATACTTCGGAAATAAGAATTTTAACGGTATTTTGCTTCGTCGTACCAACGATGAACTCCGTGAACTGATCTGGAAGACCCAAGAGATGTATCCAGCCATCTACAAAGGGGCAAAATGGTCAGAACGGAAGTCCCAGTGGACATTCCCATCCGGTGCACGACTGTGGATGACCTATCTCGACAGAGATGAAGACGTATTGCGCTACCAAGGGCAAGCATTTAGTTGGATTGGCTTTGATGAATTGACACAGCACCCAACGCCCTTCGCTTGGAACTATATGCGATCTCGTCTACGGACAACAGATCCACAACTGCCTCTTTGTATGCGGGCAACGACTAACCCCGGCGGGCCGGGTCACGGTTGGGTCAAGAAGATGTTTATTGACCCTTCAGCACCCAATGAAAAGTTTTGTGCAAAAGATTTAGAGTCAGATAAAGAATTACGCTACCCAGAAAATCACAAGAAAGCTGGACAGCCGCTATTTTATCGTAGGTTCATCCCTGCAACGTTAAAAGACAACCCGTTCTTGTACGATGAAGGGGCTTACGAGGCCAACCTTCTCTCACTACCAGAACAACAGCGTAGACAGCTACTGGAAGGCGACTGGATGGTGGCAGAAGGTGCCGCTTTCCCAGAATTTACAAATCGAGAGCATGTGATCGAACCCTTTGAGGTCCCATCTGACTGGCGTAAGTTCAGATCGTGTGATTTTGGGTATAGCACTTATTCTGCGGTCCATTGGTTTGCGATTGATCCAAACTACGAAACACTCTACGTCTATCGTGAGTTGTACGTCAGCAAGATGACTGCAAGAGAGTTAGCCCGTGAAGTGATGCGATTAGAGCAAGGGGATGATATCAGCTACGGCGTATTGGATAGTTCAACGTGGCACAAACGAGGGCATACAGGCCCATCCATTGCAGAAGAAATGATTGCAGAAGGATTGCGGTGGAGACCTGCAGATAGAACTGCAGGCTCTCGTGTTGCAGGTAAGAACAGACTACATGAACTCCTGCGGTACGATGAAGAGATCGAAAGACCGGGAATTATCTTCTTTAACACCTGCAGACAGATCATTGCAGATCTGCAGGTGATACCAAGTGATCCTAAAGGCGGTGATGACATTGATGTACGCTATGCCAGTGATCACACATATGACTCGATTCGCTACGGCATCATGTCAAGGCCAAAAGCAAAAAGCATATTTGACTTTGGAGATGGCGCAAATACAACAGGGTGGAAACCATTCGACAAAGTTTTCGGATATTAGCGATTAATGGATATATAAATGGCGATTGTAGAAAAACCAGAATTTGATGAAGAAGAAGTAATGGCGTTAGAGGACTCAGACACTGAGGCCGAAGATGTCCAATACGCTGGCTTTGTCGATATCATCAGAGACAAGTTCCGTCGGTCCAAGGATAAGCGACTAACAGACGAAGAACGTTGGTTAACCGCCTACAAGAACTACCGTGGTATCTACGATGATACGACACAGTTCACAGAGACTGAACGTTCTCAGATTTTTATTAAAGTCACTAAGACTAAAGTCCTTGCCGCTTACAGCCAAGTCACTGACGTATTGTTTGCTGGCAACAAGTTCCCGATTGGTGTTGAGCCTACCAAAATTCCTGTCGGTATTAAGGACACAGTTCACATCGATGCGGCAGTACCAGATCAGTTACAAGACATTTACGATGAATTGAACGTAGGCTATTCCGGTGACGGGCAAGACATCCCGAAAGGTGCTGTCCGTACTGCCGACATTAAGCCGTTTAAAGATAAGCTTGAAGCTGTCAAAGACGAAGTCAAAGACGGGCCGGGTAGCACACCAACAGCGGCTGTCTACGAGCCTGCGAACGAAGCGGCTAAGAACATGGAATTAAAAATCCATGATCAGCTAGAAGAATCTGATGCGAGTAAACATCTACGCTTTGCGGCATTTGAGCAGTGCTTGTTTGGTACTGGCATTATCAAAGGACCATTTGCTCACGATGTTGAGTACCCTCGTTGGGATGAAGACGGAAATTACGATCCAATTATTCGTACAATGCCTCGTATGGAAGCAGTTTCTATTTGGAACTTCTACCCAGATGCAGATGCAAACAATATGCACGAAGCGGAACATGTCGTCTATCGTCATCGCATGTCTCGTTCGAATATGCGAGAACTCAAAGATCGTCCGTTTTTCCGTGATGAAGCGATTGAACGGTCAATCAATGCTGGCCCTAATTATGTCAACGAGTACTGGGAAGATGTATTAGACGATACAAACTTCAACGACACGATTAATCGCTGGGAAGTTTTAGAGTATTGGGGTGTGATCGATTCTGAGTCAGCAGAAGAAGCTGGCCTAGAACTGACAAAAGAGTTGAAAGGCCAAGACCAGATCCAGATTAATGCGTGGGTCTGCGGCGGTAACATCCTACGTCTAGTCCTCAATCCGTTCAAACCAACACGTATTCCATTCCATGCGTTTCCATATGAACTCAACCCATACTCATTCTTTGGTATTGGTGTTGCTGAAAATATGGAAGACACACAGCACCTCATGAATGGTTTCATGCGGATGGCTGTTGATAACGCAGTACTGTCAGGAAACTTAATCTTTGAAGTCGATGAAGCAAACCTCGTACCGGGGCAGGATCTTTCCGTTTATCCGGGCAAAGTATTCCGCCGCCAAGGTGGTGCGCCGGGTCAGGCGTTGTTCTCGACAAAGTTCCAGAATGTCGCCCAAGAAAACATGATGTTGTTCGATAAGTCTCGCCAGTTGGCAGATGAATCGACGGGAATCCCTTCATTCTCACACGGCCAGACTGGTGTGATGGGCGTAGGACGGACTGCTTCAGGTATTTCAATGTTAATGGGTGCGGCGGCGCAGAACATTAAGACGGTTGTTAAGAATGTCGATGACTATCTGCTTGCACCGCTAGGTAAGGCCATGTTCGCTTTTAACATGCAATTCGACTTCGATCCTGAATCAAATGGAGATCTTGCCGTTGTTGCCCGTGGTACTGAGTCTCTCATGAGAAATGAGATCAGATCACAGCGTCTGATGCAGGTCATGCAGATGGGTTCAAACCCTGCCATGGCACCGATGATTAAGTTCGACTACATCCTCCGTGAGATTGCGGCATCACTAGACCTCGATGAAGATAAGATCATTAACGATCCTCGTGAAGCGGCTGTTCAAGCAATGATGATGAAAGCATACATGGCAGAGAATCCTCAGCCACAACAAGCACCGCAACAACAGCCACAAGGTGAGGGCGGAGTCCCAAGCCCTGAGAATCCGACAGGTGGTGGTGCGGGTAACATTGCTCCGGGCATGGCTCCTGAACCGGGTGCTGAAGGGTTTGCTGGACCGGGGCCGGGACCCGTTGAAGGTGAGGTTGCTTAATGACTCCTGAAGTTGCTCGTAAGGTTCTGCCTCTTGTCAATGTGAAGCAGAACCAAGACAGAATGGAGCATTACATCAATTGGCGAATTGACTATTTGCATTCACAACTAGAGCAGTGTGCAACTGCCGAAGAAATGAAGACACTTCAAGGACAACTGAAAGAAGTCCGTCGTTTACTGACACTCAAAGAAGAAGCCAATCAAGCGGCTAAGGATGCTCATTAATGGCAGAACGGGATACTGGGCTACTTGCTCCTTTTACAATTAGCGACAAAGCAAAAGATTTTGCCCGTGCGTTACGCATAAAAGAAGATACGAACTACGATGATTCCGATAATAAATATGATGCAATTCGTCATATCGGAGGAGTCTTAGCATTATACGCCCAATATCCCAAAACTGCGTCTGACATTGTCACTGGCGGCAAAGAATACTTAGACGAATACTTGCTAGGTGGTACAGAAGAAGCGGGTGAAATGGATAAGCATAATAATGAGATTGGCCGCAAGCTATTTCAAATGCTCCCAAAAAACCGTGCTGAAAGCCTAACAACTGAAGAAGCTTTGCAAATTGCTAAAGAATACGTCGAAGGTTGGGAAGATGCTCCTGAAGGTAAAAACCCAATGGATTTGCCAGACAGTATGCGCCCTAAAATAATTTACGGTAAAACGAAAGAACCTGAGATGTCAGAGGATGAGGGTCCTTTGTATCGTAAAGGTGCCGATGGGACTTGGGAAATGAAAGAACAACCAACAGAAATGGCCGCTGGTGGCCTCATGTTCGCACCGGGAGGCGGGGTACTTGGTACCGCCGTTAAAGCAGGTGCTAAAGCACTGAAATCCGACAAGGCTAAAAAGTACGGCGCACCAACTGCTGTTGCATTAGGAACGATTACATCATCAGAAGAAGCTGAAGCGGCGTACATTCCTTTAGAGGCATTTGAACAAGGCACAGAGGCCGCTATCAATTTGTTCAAACGAGTTAAAAAACTCATCGATGAAGGTGTTGAAGGCGAAGAACTCTACCAAAAGACAGGTGCATTTAAAGACCCTGATGGCCGAATGAAAGTTGACGTAGCTGAACTGAAAGCCCGTGATGTCGAAATGGCGATGGCTGTTGGTAAATTCACTGAAGATGCCATGAAGTTTTTGGGCAGTACAGCAAAAAGTAAAAAGCCTCTAGAAAGAACGATGGGTGACTACCTCCCTGCGAATAGCCCTGTCTTTGAAAACTTTCCTGAACTAGCCAACGCAAAAGTTATCATGCGAAAAGGTGGCGGTGGCTTATATGGTAAGTACAGCCCCGGCAAGAAAGAAATTACAGTGTATGTTCCTACGCAAGCTGACGGATCAATGTATGCAGATCCTCAAATTGCCATGGATCGTGCCATTAAAGCATTCAACACGTTAGTCCACGAATTCCAGCATCACATTCAAGACGTTAAAAAAGCACGGGAAGTAGGATATAACACTGCAGGCCCAATGACATCCAACGTCAAAAAGATGCAGGATGATTTTAAAGATCTGACAACGTATCTAGAGACGGATCTTTCAACCCCTTCACTTCCTTTCACGAGAAGTGAGGCAGAGGCCAGACTAAATCAAATTAAAGACTTTTTAATGTCTCAAGGAATTACCCAAAAAGAATTCACTGAGAACACAGCATCATCAATTGCGGGCCGTGTAGGGTATGGAATCTACGTCCGGGAGTTAGGTGAAGCAGAAGCCCGTTCGTCAGGACGTAAAGCATTCCTCACTGAAGCTGATCCTACCCGTAAGCAAGTCGGGGTCTTCTATCCTGCAACATCTGAAGATCCCGGCACATTAGAAGCTGTCAAGATGGGGTCTGAGCAAGCCCTTGCACCTGAACAAATTTTAGTCAGGGCGCACAGTTATGGGTCTGGGCCATCTGCAGGTGATCCACTTAAATTTGTGAATCCTGAAACTGCTAAAAAGTCAGGTGCCAAAACAGGTGCGGCAAGTGCGGCGGCATTAACAGGTCTAGCGGCGGCAACCCCAAGTCAGGCGTTTGTTGAAGGGCTAGGTTTTGAAGACCCGACACCGACAAAATTTTTAATTGGCGATGAACGTCTAAAGGATTTGCCACTAGAACAGCAAGTACTTTTAGATCAAGTTTTTGTCCCTAAAACTAAACCTTACGACATATTATCAGGAAGTCCTTTAGGTCTTGGCATGATGGCCGCCGATGTTATTGACATGGGCTTTGGGGATTTCCTACGAGGAGAAGGAACAGAGGCAGGTCAACGCATACGGGCAGAAGCAAAGAAAAAAGAAGAAGAACAGCAAGATGATTCTGTTGAAGAAATGCAGGCTGGTGGTTTTGTCGGAGATGTGTATAACCAACCCTACCAACCACCACAGAATCTTCCACCGAAGAATACTGACCCAAGTGATGACGAGATGATGCAACTCAATTTGCGTCAAGGTGGCGGCGTAGAAACTGAAGCAGGCGTAGAGATGGAACAAGAGGGTAAAAAGAAATTTGAACTGGATCGTAAGAAAGCTGACCTCAACAATGATGGAGAGTTGTCTGCTTACGAAAAAGCCCGTGGTGAAGCTATTCAAAAGAATATGGCTGAAATGAACATGGGGGGCATGATGTCCGATCCGTTTGCACCGTTACAAGTCGTTATCGGCATTGATGGTCAATCTGGTAATCATATTCCTGCAGGATCAAAAGCTGAAGAAGTCCGTGATGATATTCCTGCGATGTTGTCTGAAGGTGAGTACGTCATGCCTGCGGATGTTGTGCGTTGGCACGGTCTCAAGAAGATGGAAGAATTGCGCTGTGAAGCAAAGAATGCTCTTGGCCTAATGGCAAAACATGACCGGATTGCAATGGTCGATGACGACACGAAAGAGCCTATCGAAAAAGAAGACATCGAATACGAGATCGAAGAAGACGATAAGCCAGAAGTAGAAGAAGCGGAAGTCGAAGTCGTTGAAGCAAAGACAGGTGCTGACATCCAAACAACCGATCCAGAAGGGGTTGAACCACTTCCACCAATCACGTACTACCGTTATGAGACTCGTTGGGACCCTGCGTCTAATCGATATAAGCGAGTCCCTGTTGATCCGATTACAGGAGAGACAGTTACTGCAGAAACCTTCGAAAGAGAACGTGCGTCACGCTACGGTCTTCCACAAGTATTTGGAGAGCCTAAAGTTCGTTGTCCTGAAGGTTATGAATACGACGAAGAAAAACAAATCTGTATGCCGATTAAGTCTGAACAAGAGCAAGTTGCGGCGGCGGCTCAAACAGACACTGGCGATGATGGTGGGGCAGGTGCATTTACTCAAGGGTTGGCAACAGAACCTACTGGTCCGACAAGTTTACGAGATTATACATCTTATCAAGCGGCAGAGTTTTTAGGACCTGATCGTGATTTGGTGACTCCAGAGCAAGCTTTAGAACGCATGACGACTCCAACGGATGTTGAGTTGCCGACTGGTTTAAGTGCTTTGAGTCTTCCTGCCCAGATTATGTCTCGTGTAGGACGCTTTGCGGATGCTGTTGGCGCACAACGTGCCGCACTACAACGTGAAGATTTAATTCAAGCATCTGCTCAAGATATTGCTGAAGGCAAGATTGATGTAGGCCGTTTACCGACAACTTACGATTTCACATTTAATCCTGATACTGCGTCCTTTGAAAAATCAAGGCCATCAAGAATTACAGAAATTACAGACGTTGGCGGCAAGCCAATTGTTACTGGTTTTGATTATGTGGGTTCTAGTGGGCAAACATATACATCAGAAGAAGTCTTTGAAGATGACACGAAATTTGAAGATGTGTTTGGTAAAGGATTTGAAAGGGGCACCCCTTCAACAGGAAGCTTCGTACAAGACACAACTGCACTCGGTGTTCGTTCTCCTGACTATATACCATCTTCTGAGGCGCAAAGAAAAGGAAGTAATGCTCGTCTTCAAGAGCCAATGCCTTTTGGTGTTCCTAGAGAAATGGTGGATACAACGTATACAGGAATGGGTGCATTGGGCCTTCCAGCATACAGCGCAACTACAACTCCATCACTTGCAAGTACTTACGATTTAGGTCCAATTGAAACTTTAGGGGTCACTGCACCAACAGTTTCTACGACTGCCGCAATGGAAGATGTAGGCATTATGGGGCAACCAACAACCAATCGACAAGGTGATGTTGTTTCTACAGACACTGTCACAGATCGATCTGGTAATACAACAACCGTCACTACAGCAACTGATCCAACGACAGGACGTTCTTCATCCTTTATTGATACAGATGGAGACGGAGTTAAAGATTCAAGCGAACGTGGTGTTGTTACCTCAGGAGATGGTAGTCCTGTTACCTCTGGATCGGGAAGCCCAGTCACTTCACGCAGTGCAGATGAAATTTCTGGTGGCGGAAGGGATGACGGTCCTTCTACAGATACGGACACATCCAGAGGAGATACTTCCTCTACAGCGGCCTCAGAAGATGCCTACGGCGGCGGGGGCAATGACGGATCTGATAATGGCGGCGGAGGCGGCGGTGGCTCCGATTCCTTTGGTGGCGGCAGAGATTCAGATGGATGGGGTGAATAATGGAAATAACAGAAGAATTTTTTAACGAAATTCAAAAACGCTACAAAGAATTGCCTGAAGAACAGAAAGTAGTTATCAGGGAATTTTTACACAATTCAGAAGCATCTCAAATATTCCGTGGTGTTTTTGGCCCTCAATACGATGAAGTTGTTCGCATGGTTCACAAACCAGAAAAAACAACGACAGGCTTAGGCGCACCAGTTTAATAGGAGATCCAAATGGAAGACGAAACTATGCCACAAGACATGGCACAACCCCAAGAACAAGAATCAAAGATTGATATGGAATCCATGATGGGCAACTTCATGGACCTCCCGCAAGAACAACGCAAAATGGTTGTCAAGATTATGCAGACACCCTTGATGAACGTTGTTGATCAAGTAATTGGTGAGCCTGTCTTTGCACGTCTCCGTGATCAATTAAATGAACCAATTCCCGGCAAGCGTGAAGGCGCACCTGTCGCAATGGAAGAACCTACCACAGAACAACCTTCAGGCATGATGGCACCTCAAGAATCTACAGTTTCTTTGTCAAATGGAGGTGTTTTAGGGACAGAATATGGAGAAACTTCTTCGGAAAACAAAAAATTAATTCAATTGTATAAAGAAGGCAAGTTAAGTCTTCAGGGAATGCAAGAGTTTGCAAGGGATATTAACTCACGCAGATTAAGTGAAGACGAAAGTAACACGCCTTCTAAAGAAGAAATGGAAGTATTTTACGACATGGCGTATGAGTACGGTGAAGAAGAATTGTTACCAGAAAAATATTCTGAAAAATAATTAATTAAGGTTACTGCACCTATATAGCAGATTTATGGGCTACCCACAACGGCCCCCAGCAAAAGGAAATAAGTAATGGCAAAATATCAACGTCAAGAAGTTGAAGAAGAAGTAGCAGTCGAGGAAACTCAAGAGAAACAGCAAGAAGAAGTCACCAATGAAGAGGATGAGTCGTTTAAGAAACGATACGGTGACCTTAGACGTTACATGCAACAAACGGTTGAAACTAAAGACCGTGAGTTGGAAAAGCTGAAGCAACAACTCAAAGAAAAAGAAAAGAAGGAATTTAAACTTCCAACTTCAGAAGAAGAAATCGAGGCATGGGCAAGTAAGTACCCAGAAGTTGCCAAGATTGTTGATTCGATTGCACAGAAACGTGCGAGGGAAGCCAGTAGCGAAGTCGAACAAAGTATGTCTGACCTTCGCAAAATGAAATCACAATTGGAACGTGAAAAAGCAGAGCATCAACTCAAAACGATGCATCCTGATTTTGACAACATCCGTGCGGATAAGCGTTTCCATAATTGGGTAGGGCAACAGCCCCAGTACCTCCAAGATGCATTGTATAAGAATGATAACGATGCAATTGCGGCGGCTAGGGCGATTGACCTTTACAAAGCAGACATGGGCATGATCGAAGAAAAGCGGTCAGATGCTGAATTAGAACGAGATGCGGCTAAGGCGGTGAAGCGTTCTTCTAAAGGCAACCCATCGGGTTCTCCAAGCAAAACTTGGAGTGAAAGTCGTGTGGCAAGTATGACTGCCCACGAATACGAGAAACATGAAGAAGACATTCTTGAAGCAATTCGCACTGACAAGTTTGTCTACGACATGAGTGGTGGCGCACGATAAAAGCTTGACATGTGAGTTTTTATCATTAAACCACCAAACATATGCAATTAGTCCGGCCTTCATTCGTGAACACCCGGACTTCGCATAATAAGATTACAAGCCGTGCAAGACACCTTGTGATGATGGCCTCCTAGATACTGACCTTTGGCCGGGACAGTATTAAAGACACCCATTATGACCAAGCCTCTTAATAGCGGTCAGAAGCGTAATCTATTTAACTATAGACATGCCTGACTAGAGGAGAACTTATCATGGCATTTAAAACGGCGGCTGGTTATGGTAACCTGCCTAACGGGAATTTCTCTCCCGTCATTTACTCGCAGAAGGTACAAAAAGCCTTCCGCAAGTCATCAATCGTAGAAGCAGTCACTAACTCTGACTACTTCGGTGAGATTGCTAACTTCGGTGATTCTGTCAAGATCATCAAAGAGCCTGAAATCACAGTCAAAGAATATGCTCGTGGCGTAAGTATCACTCCACAGGATATCGATGACGAAGACTTCACTCTCGTTGTTGACCAAGCGCATTACTTTGCGTTTAAGATGGATGACATCGAAGAAGCACACGCACATGTGAACTTCATGGACATGGCTACAGATCGTGCGGCTTACCGCCTTCGTGACCAGTTCGATTCTGAAGTTCTTGGCTACCTTTCAGGCTACAAGCAGTCTGCAATCTCTGGCGTAGCTGACACTGCAAACGACACTGTGTCTGGCACTAAAGCAGTAGCAACTGCAGGTAACGATGAACTGCTTGATTCAATGCAGTTGACCAAGGGTGACTTTGGTAACATCACTACCACAAGTGCTGGTAACCACTCTATCCCTGTAGCGGCTCGTCTGCCGGGTGCAACTTCAATTCCATCAGCCACTGCTTCACCACTTCAGGTGATTGCTCGTATGGCTCGTCTTCTTGATCAGCAGTTTGTTGATACAGAAGGACGTTGGTTGGTTATTGACCCAGTCTTCATGGAAATCCTCAAAGACGAAGATTCACGTCTTCTCAATGGCGATTACGGTGAAAACGGTGGCATTCGCAACGGTTTGCAGGTAAACAACCTGCACGGATTCCGTGTGTATGTCTCTAACAACCTGCCTAAAGTTGGTACAGGTCCGGGTACTACAGGTACTGCGAACCAGTTGACTAACTTCGGTGTGTTGGTAGCGGGTCACGATTCTGCAGTTGCTTCTGCACAGCAGATTTCTAAGACTGAAACTTACCGTGATCCTGACAGCTTCGCTGACATCGTTCGTGGTATGAACCTGTATGGCCGTAAGATTCTTCGCCCTGAAGCAATCACTACTGCCGTATACAATGCGGCTTAAGGAGGGATAGACAATGGCAATTTTTGATCTTACTGCTGGTTCTACGACTTCAACTGAAGCGGCGAACTCAATTGCGGCACTTCCAGAAAGTCGTCGCCCTGCGTACATGGTAGAAGCGGTTTTAGATATTTCTAAAATCGACAACTACACTTGCACAAACGGGGACATTTTCCAAGTGCTTGAAATACCTGCGGGTACTTTTGTGATTGCGGCTGGGGCTGAAGTCCTAACTGCATTCGACGGTACTACTCCAACTGTTGACATCGACTTCGATGCTGGTGACGACATTGTAGACGGTGGTGTCGTAACCTCAACTGGTTACCTTGCCGCAGGTACTAACGGTGGTGCAAACCTCACAAGTCAAGCTACATTCGTACAGCTTGTCTCAACAACTGACACAATTGATGTGAAGTTGATTGCGGCATCTGCTGACGTAACTGTCGGTAAACTCCGTGTTTACGCAGTTGTTGTAGACCTTGATGGTGTGGCAGACACTGCCGATGAAGTTGATCGTGATCAGCTTGCATAAATAAAATGATGAAGCCGCCCTTCGGGGCGGTGGACTCTTATGATGCATCTACATGCACAACGTATTCTCTACCCAAATCGCTTAACTCAAGTTCAGCTTGAAGACTGTTATAAAATGTCAGATGTTGAGATTGATCAGGTTTGGAGACAAAGTTTTTTAAAATCTGTGAGTACTCAAGGGATGTTAAATCCTATTTTAGTTTGCACAGAAGACACATTAGAAAAAGAATTATACCAGATTTTCCGTGGACCTTTTGAATACACGGGGCATCTTTGGAGAGTGTTCACTGGAAACAACCGTTTCCACTGGGCATTAGACAATAACTACACAACAATCGATGCTTATGAAATTACTTCTTGTGAAGATTGGCATCAGTTAAATCGGGACACATTCTTAGAAGCCAAACAGTTTGAGGTGGCATGACAGAAGTATCAGCGTTGATTCCAGTACGATCTGGAAGTCAGCGAGTCCCAAATAAAAACGAACAGCGGATAGGTCAGTATTCTTTACTTGAATCGTGTATTCGTCGATTACAACAGACAGATAGTATCGATAGAATAATTGTAGGGACTGATGCGAGTTCATTGGCTAAAATAGCAAGTGATGCAGGTGCAGAAGTTGTATACAGAAGCATGAAGTGTTGTGATGAGTCTGTGGCATCAGCGAATATAATGATTGCAGATTTTGTTTCTAGAGTCTTGACGGACGTTGTCATGTGGGTTCATTGCACAAACCCTTTTGTACAGACAGAAACATACGATAACGCAGTCAGTACATTTTTTGAAGAACAAGATAACGGGTACGATAGTTTGTTATCTGTGACTCAAGTACAAGAACATTTATGGTCTCCTGACAGACAGCCTTTGAATTATAATCCATATCAAGAAAGGCATCCGTTAGCCAGCGAGTTACCGACATATTATAAACAAACTGGGGCGTTCTTTATTCAAGAACACGCAACCATGCAAGAAAATAAGTATTTCTTTGCAAAAAAACCATTTTTGTTTACAACAACAGAACTAGAAGCGGTGGATATTAACACGCCGTATGACCTAGAAATAGCAAGAGCCTTGCAACAACATTTTAATTTATAGGAACAGAGTATGGCAATTACAACTGCAATGTGTACAAGTTTTAAGCAGGAGTTGCTAGGTGGCACTCATGACTTGGACACTGATGTACTTAAGCTTGCATTAATTAAAGCAAGTCCTGCTGGAACTTATGGTGCGGCTACAACAAACTATTCTGACGTTACTGGCAATTCAGATGAAGCTTCAGGTACAAACTATAGTGCAGGT